ACTGAATGGGCTGGAAAGAACTTGTCAGAAAGTGAAATAACAACTTATGACAACATTATGCAGAACGGAACTCCAGACGAGATGCGTTTTGCAATTAAAAACTTAAATGCTCGAATGGGAGCAGAAACCAAATCAAGGCAATCAAATTTAATTAAAGCTGATGCGATTGCTCAAACAGAGGGCGGTTATGAATCACACGCACAGATGATAGAAGACATGGCTGATCCTCGTTACAAAAAAGACCCAGCTTATCGAGCAGCAGTTGCTCGTAAAGCACAAAAATCAAAATTTTAAATCAATGAACCTTAATGCAAGCCTCCCTCAAGCAGTTACGACTGTGAGCGTGTTGAGACAACTTCGAGAGTGTGTTCATTTGTTTTTTTCTAACGAGTTAGGTAAAACTAATCTCACAACTCAGCCCTTACTGGGGCTTTACTGTCTAACCTACGGAGGTTTATAATGGCAGACATTTCAGTAACTTCGCACAGTAACTTCTTAACCATTTTTGGCGGAGAGGTGGTTCTTGCGTATAACGAAACATCACAGCTAAAAGATCGCTTGATGAATCGAGTTTTAAATTCGGGCAAAAGTGGATCTTTCCCGACGTATGCAGTTGAGACTGCAAAAATGCACACACCCGGCGAGAACATTCTTGGTTCAGTAACTGGTGATAACGCATCAACAGCCACATCTGGTGAAAAGACTATTGTAATAGATAAGCTTATCTATGCAGCTCAACTTATTGATGAGCTTGACGAGCTAAAAGCTCACTACGATATTCGTGGTTCACTAGCAGCACAATCAGGAGCAGCTCTTGCTATACAGCATGACGCTTTCTTGTTAGCTGCGATGGGCAAAGATGCAACAACAACAGAAACTTTGTCCGCTGCTGCTGCTTACAGCGCAACGGCTCAGTTTGCTACTGATGCAGAATTGCTAACAACAATCGAAAACTGTGCAACTAAGTTTGATAACTTAGCTATCCCAGCTACAGATCGTTGTTTAGTTCTTCGCCCTTACGAGTTCTACCAACTACTTAATACTGACGCAGCTTTAAGTCGCGACTTTAATTCAAGTGGTGATCGTCGTAATGGTCAGCAATCATTCCACTATCTTGGCTTCGAGATTCTTTCAATGAAAACTCAAGCTGATTATGGTGGCAAAAACGCTGCAGCTCAAAAGGCTGCTGCTGGATTGCTTGACTTCGGTGGTGTAGATCCTACAACTGATCACTCATTCGATGGCTCACTATGGTTTGCAACTGCTTTCCATAAAGGCGCTGCTGGAACAGTTTCTCTGAAAGGAATCACTGCTTCTGCGGATCGTATGCCTGAATACAACGCAACTCTTCTCAATACCAAAATGGCTATTGGAGTTGATACCATCCGTCCTGACGGAATTATCAAATGCGTAGCTAATGACTAATTAGTTATATCTCTGGGTGGGGTGCTTATGCACCCTGCCCTTCTCTAAAAAAAATTTTTAATTATGGCAATCAGAGCACACACAACTGTTTATCAAGCTAGTCGAGAAGATGATAGAAATCGCTCGGTTAAAGCTGCACACACTTATTCTTTTGCAAGCGTAGCGCAAAATGACTTTACAAAACCTATTGACCTTGCTGGTGCAAAGTCTGTATGGGTTTCTTTATCTACCACAGAAGATGCCGAGTACTATATTCCTCTTTATGAAGCTGGAGCTATAGACATTGATACTAACCCTACTGCAAAAATGAACTCAACTTTTTTCACTGATGGAACTCAAGAGAGAGCTGGTATGGGTTTTGACGTAGTAACTCCTAGTGCACTTGGAGCTGGTTTTATTTCAGGCAACTGTATGCCTCCAGCATTATCAGTCAAGGTTACAGGAAGTTCTACTGCAACTGTTTTAATTCACGTTACTTACTAATATGGCAACTTTAAACACAACAACAGAATTAGAAGCAGTAAATACAATGCTTCAAACTATTGGAGAATCTACTGTTACTACTCTTGGCGGTACTTTACCTTACGAGGTTTCGGCTGCTCAAACAATATTGAACGAAGTTATTAGAGAAGTCTGCATGGATTCTTATGTGTTTAATACAGAAGAAGACAGGGTTTTAACAGCAAATGGTAGCGGTAACTTTTTAGCAACTACACCTCAAGATTACGTTCAAATACGCAATCAAAGCACAGGTGAAGACTATGTTATTCGTAGCGGTAAAGTTTACTCGATGTTAGACAAGACTGACACATTTACTGCTGGAGACACAATAACAATTACAGGAGTTTACTTACTAGACTTCTTAGATTTACCAGAGGCAGCAAAAAGATACTGCGTTATTAGAGCATCTCGCATTTACGCAGATCGTCTAGTTGGCTCTAAAGATATTCGCGCATTTACGGAAAGAGATGAGTTAGAAGCTAAGGCTAAGCTCACCGATTACGAATTTGGCGTAGACAAAGTAAACATGTTAAGCGACAGCACTTCTGTCTCTAACATTCTTGTTCGTAGAACATAATGGTATATACTAGAAAGAATATTAAAAACTTAACAGGGGGCGTTTCACAGCAACCTGATTCTGAGCGTTTTGACAATCAATGTTCAGAGCAAAAGAACTTTCTCGCTGATCCTATTAAGGGTTTGACTAAAAGAGCTGGCACTAATTATGTCCAAGTTATTGACGATGGTGGTGGCAATACTGTTTTAAATAATGCTGAGAAAAACACATTTACTCATATTATTAACCGCAGTTCTACTGAACAGCTTATGCTTGTTATTAGCCATAGCAATGACCCCTCTACAGGTAATGGTCAGCCATATATAGAGCTTTACAAGTTAAACGAAGAAGATGGCACTAAAGAAGTAATGACTTTAGTTGCAAGCGATGGTAGCACAGCAGTAACTACTGATTCATATTTTAACATTAGTACAGCAGTAGACACTCATCCGTATTCAGCAGTTACGATTGCTGATTACACTTTTATAGCAAACAATCAAATAACTCCAGCGTTAAAGTCTACAACTTCTGGAGGCGTGGGGATGTATGAAAGAACTCACGTTAAGCGTGGGCTAATTTTTATTAAAGAGAGTGCTTACAGCTCAGAGTGGACAATAAAAGCTACAGATAGTGAAGGCGTTGTTAGATCGGCTAGAATTTTTACAGGAGCTGGCGCATCAGGAAGTGATTCTTTAAAAGATATAAGAACTTCTGTATTGGCTGGAGCTATTCATGCTTGCTTAGAAGCAAAAAAAGATTCTTCAACAGGTGTTGCTTTTGACACAGGAGTTACTCACGATAGTCAAAGTAATGCGTTTGACACCTATACGGAAGGAGATAGTGGCATATCTATGCGTTGGGAAGACGATAGCACTGATCACGTTTTTAACGGAGATGGACTAGATTATGACAATAGTAGCGGTATAGAAACTGGCGGTGCAAGAGCATCTGGATATTCAGGAAGCAACTATTCAAATGGCAAAATTACATTTGGAACTTCCCTTCCAGCAGACAACAACAGCAAAAGAGAAATAAGTATTGATGCAGGATCAAGTACAAAATATTTTGCTTTTACAGGTGGCGCAAGCGCAACAGCTGGAGCTACGTCTGTGGCAATGGGTACAACTGTTTTAGAATGTGCCGACAACTTAGCAGCAGCAATAAACGCAGATAGTGATTTAAATTGGTCTGCTGCGGTTTATCAAATAGATGATGAGCCTCCATATATACAAATTTACTCTACCTCAACAGGGGATGTGAGCGCAGATGGTAATGGAACAATGGCTCATGCAGACATTGCAAATGTTACTACTTCTAGTGCTACAGGTGGGAATGCTTCGGCAGGAAGCTCAACAGCTTCTGTAAGAAACCCAATACACTTTGAAAGGTTTGAGGTTAAAGCTGGTGCTGAAACTGCTGGTTCAATAATCTCTTGGTTTGCGTCTTACCCAGATGCAGCCTCTGCAAACGCTTCTCCAATTAAGATAGAAATATCTGACAGCTATGGAGACACCATGACAGAATCTTTTACAGATGTTATTGACGGTCTTGATGCGTTACCGACTTATGCACCAAACAATTATTTGTTAAAAGTAGAAGGTAATCAAGAATCTGACGTAGATGACTATTATCTTAAATTTGTATCTGACGACGAAAACGCAGGTGCAAACCACTTTGGAAAGGGTAAATGGGAAGAGTCTTTAAATGTCGGATTGCAATATCAAATAGACCCAGCAACAATGCCACACCAACTTATTAAGGTTAATGACACGACATATAAGTTTGTAGAAGCTACATGGAATGATAAAGCTGTTGGGGATGCAACATCTGACGCTACACCTAGCTTTATAGGCAACGGAATTAGAGACATATTCTTTTACAAGAGCAGACTAGGCGTTCTTGCAGGTGAAAGCGTAATTATGTCAGAAGTAGACAACGCATATAACTTTTGGAGAACATCAGTTGCAACGTCTATTGATTCAGATCGGATTGACATCACTTCATCTGTAAACGAAATAACCTATTTAAATTGGGCTGTACCTTTTGCTAACCAGCTCGTAGTGTTTTCTGATAGGGCGCAATTCTTATTGACGCAAGGCAATCAAGGGCTAACGCCATCAACGGCAGCTTTGTCTCTTGGCAGTAGCTATGAGAACAGCACAATATGTAGACCAGTAGTAAACGACAACAGTATTGTGTTTGCTCAAGAAAAGTCAGGTGCATCTGCTGTATTTGAGATGTATCCGACAGGATCAACAGAAATAAGCTTTGAGGCTAAGAGCATATCTGAGCATATACCAACATATATTAGTGGCAAGATAACAAACATATCTGCCTCATCTTTAGCTAATACAATGGTTGTCAAGACTGACTCAGGCGATAATACGTTGTATGTTTACAGGTATTACAATCAAGGCAATAAAAGATTGCAATCAGCTTGGTCAAAATACGAGTTAGCTTGTAAGCATATTAAGGGCGGTCATTTTATATCCGACAAATTTCACATTATAGAGGGTCATTTTGATGGGTCTGGAGACACAGTAAGTAACTGTATATGGATATTGTCTTACATGAAATTTGACAATACAGATAGTTTAACTAACTCTATAGACTTATATTTTAACGCACCTAGTGGAAAAGTTACAGATAGTGGCTCAAATACTGAGGTTGAATTAGAGTGGAATATTAGAAACAACAGTAATAGAAAAAGCGACATTGTTGCTTTTAACAAATCAACTAACGCATCTTATACTGTTTTAGACACAGGAGACAATGACACAATAACACTTAGCGGTGTTAATTTGGCTGGAAACGCCAACATTGTTGTTGGATTGAAGTTTGAAGCGTCATACGAGTTTAGTAAACAATACATTAAGCGTGGTAGCAGAGACGGCAAAGAAGTAGCAATTACAGACGGCAGGACTACGACTAAGTGGTATGAGATTTACTTTAACGATTCTCAGTATTTAAAGTCTACAGTTAGCTTTCCAGCCTACGCAAACAGATCATCATCTATAAAAGAGTTTAACGGTAACCCAGACAACACTATTACAGGTGTTAGAGCTGGAGAACAACCGTCAGAAACCTCAACATTAAGAACATCGGTTGCTGCAAGAAGCGACCTTCCAACAATTACTTTAAGTTCAGATACACATCAGACAGTTACGATTACTGGTGCTGCTTTTGAGCTTATGCACACATCTCGACTATCAAGAACAAATTGATGAAACTACATATTAAAGCAAACCCTAGTCTCTGTGAAGCCACTCGTGTTGGCGAAATACTAAGAGAGGAAGAGGTTGCACCACTTGAGGAGCTAGGTGCTTCTCCAGCGGATAGTTGTTTGGCAGGAATCCAAAACTCAGAATATGTGTTTACAGTTAATACAGAAGATGACGAGCCGATCGCTTTGGTCGGATTAGTAGAACACCAAGAAAAAGAGGACACAGGTATTGTTTGGTCATTAAGCACCAACAGGGTAGCCAAGTATCCTTTGTCTTTTGTTAGAGCTATAAGAGAGCTAATAGAAGAATATGGCGGTTTGTACTCTCGTTTAGTTTCATTTGCTTTGGCTGACAACTTTAGACACCAAAGATTTCACAATGTAGTCGGCATGATCCCAACAGGCGAATATGTAGATATTCCAGACACCCCTTTATCCTACAGAGTCTATGAGTTAATAACTACTAAAGGACTCAACAAAATGTATTACTATGACCAAAACTAGCGAGACTACGCACATACTGACTAACACTAAGTTAGCCCTAACTATTGCTGTTCCACTTGTGGCAGCAGTTGGTTTCTTTTATTCATTAAAATCGTCAGTAACACAGAACAAAGCGGATATAGAAAAGCTAGAAGCGAGGATGGAGCGGATAGACGATATGCTAGTCGAGAACAACACAAACATTAAATTGATGCAGAAAGACATAACTATTTTAATTGAAAAAATGAAGGAGGCAAAATAATGGCT